GGGACCGTTTACAACTTGGCCGTAGCAGATGCTGAGACTTACACAGTCAACGGAGCGCTGGTCCACAACTGTCAGGCGGGGCTCAACCGATCGGGCCTCATCTCCGCGCTGTCTCTGATCGAGCGCGGGTGGCGTCCGGGACACGCTATCCAACTGCTTCGCGCGAAGCGCCATGATCTCGTCCTGTGCAACAAGGCCTTCGAGGAGTACCTGCTGGAGCAGACTCCGGCCGCAGCATGAACACAAACGTCAGCGTAGGGGATCGGGCTATCGCGCTGGACAATGAGATCCTCAGGACCGTCGTCGGGTCCGGTGTCCACGGAATGGCCATCCCTGGCACTGATGACAACGACGAGATGGGTGTCTACATCGAGCGTCCTGAGCAGGTCATGGGACTCATGCCGACCGCTGAGCACTACGTCTCACGGACTCAGCCAGATGGTGTTCGATCTGGGCCCGGGGACACCGACCTGACGATCTACTCGCTCCGTAAGTTCTTGCGGCTGGCGACGGCAGGCAACCCGTCCATCCTGACGCTGCTCTATGCACCCAAGGACGAGGTGCTCATAGAGACCAACCTTGGCCATGAACTCAGGCGGCTGGCCCCGAGTATTGTCTCGGCCAAGGCAGGCTGGCGTTTCCTTGGGTACCTCGACGGCCAGCGACAGCGGATGACAGGAGGTGGCCACCAGTCTCGCGTCCCGAACCGACCCGAGTTGATTGAGGCGCACGGCTACGACACGAAGTATGCGAGCCACGCGCTTCGCCTCGGCCTGCAAGGCCTGGAGTTGATGAGGACGGGACGGCTGACACTGCCACTCACAGGATCAATGCTTCAGACATGTATGGAGGTTAAGCGCGGACAGGTGGGGTTCCCAGAGGCCCTGCGTCGCGTGGATTCCGTTAGGAGCCAACTCCATTCAGCCATGGAGGCAACGAAGAACACACAGTTCCCCGGTGCCCTGCTGCCTGGGCCAAACATGGTGGTCATCAACGACTGGATGGTCCATGCCCACGAGGAACACTGGGGACGAACGCCGTGGTCATGACAATAGACCCACGGGTACACCGGATCCGGTTGGGGGAGTGCAGGATTCCAAAGCGTCTGCAGGCCCTCCGCCTCGGCCAGAGAGAGGATGAATCTCCTGCTGCCCTCAACTTTGTGAAGCATCTGTCTGACCACCTCCTGAGTGAGAATCGGGAACTCGCCGACTACCCACCGATGGTGGGGATCGGGCAAGGTCTGGCCTGGGTTGGTGCAGCCGGTACGGGCAAGACCTCGGAGGCTACTGCGACACTGCTGGAGGTCTACTACACCTACCCAGAACTACGCGACAACTGGGAGACCCCAGTGCTGTTCGTCGCCTACGCCGACTACATCTCGATGCGCAAGGAGCAGTGGTCACTGCAGAGCAAGAAAGGCTACGAGGACCGCTGGAGTGAGATTCAGCGGGTCATCGATGGGGTGCGTAGTGTTCCGGTTCTCCTGCTCGATGACGTCGGTAAGGAGCATGACGGTGCAAGCGGTTTCGCTTCCAAAGAACTGGATCTCCTACTGCGCCAACGGCACCGGGACGCTCTCCCAACCTTGATCACCACCAACGTGGGCTTCGGCGACTGGGCAGCGGTGTACAACGAGTCCATGGGCTCCTTTGTGCAGGAGGCCTTCAGCCTCATAACGATGACCGTTGATGACCGCCGTGTGGGTGCTGCAGGGTGGCAGATGACAGAGAAGTCCGACCGACCGAGACGGGCTGACCGTGCAAGGCGGTGATATCTCCAACCGGATTGAGCCCCGGCTGCTCGTGGTGTTCGAGGGACTCCTGGGGATTCATGCTGATGCCAGGGCGAGGGCAAAGTACTCGGCAGCAATGAAACTCCACCGGTATGGGACTGCCATCAGGACATTTGAATTGAACGAGCAACTGCAGCGTTCTATCTGGGATATCACATACGGAAGGTTTAACTACGCCGTTGATGTGGTGACATTCCTTGACGAACGATTGGTGGCTCCTCTTAGGGACCTTATTGATGAGCAGGGACTTCCGATAGGGCATGTCATCTACAGTGACAAGTTGCTGCTGGCTCGATCCCTAAACTATCGACTGGACGTGGCTGGAGTGTTCTATCCTGCTTCTGCTAACCCGGACTTCACCTTTGGCTCCAAGGGCTATGGAGTAGACCCGAGCAACCCAATCCTGATGGGAGCCCTCGGCCATCGACGCTGAACGGTTACTTATCTCTCGGATCCTTGCTGACAAGGATCTCGGCCCAATATCAGAAGCCGGTATCACCAGCAAGTTCTTCCTTGACCCCAAGGACCGCAGGGTCTTCGAGACCATCGTCGAGTTCAACGCTCGGCACGGGGCGGTACCGACAGTCTCGGTCCTGAAGATGGACTTCCCCGAGTACAAGTTCGTCAAGGCAGCAGAGCCCCTTTCATTCCTCATAGAGGAGATCCAGCGCAAGCACTCTCTGTCACTGCTGGAGGGTGGCCTGTCGGGCGCAGTAGAGGCCTATGAGGCCCGGGACCCGGACACTGCCATTGGTGTTCTCATGGACGCTATTAGCCAGATCTCCACAGACATTCCAACAGGGCGGGATGTCGACCTCACCGAGACTGGCATGGAGCGCATGCAGCGGTACCGGGAACTTCGAGACAACCCGGACTTCCTGCTCGGGGCACCAACGGGGTTCCATATGATCGACAGAGCCACTCAGGGGCTGCAGAAGGAACACCTCGTAGTGATTACCGGGCCACCAAAAGTTGGCAAGTCCGCCATCATGCTCCTGGTGGCCATGGCTGCTTGGGTTTACGGGTTTACTGTGCTGATGTTCACCTTCGAGATGAGCAATGATGAGATGTCTGAGCGCTTCGACGCGTTCAAGGCGGGCATCTCTACGCATCGACTTCGCACAGGAAGTCTGAATAAGGATGAGTGGGACAAGTTGGAGAGGATGATGCGATCAATAGAGAGCATGCCGCCCTTCTGGTTCTCGGCCGACTCCTCTGGAGCCTCTACCCTGTCCGGTATCTCAGCCAAGGTGAGTAAGATAAAGCCAGACGTTCTGTTTGTTGATGGTATTTATCTAATGATGGATGAGATTACGGGTGAGAGTAACACCACTCAGTCACTAACTAATCTCACTCGTGGCTTTAAGAGGCTGGCTCAGAATAAGGAGATCCCTGTCGTAATCTCCTCGCAGGTGCTGGAGTGGAAGATGGACAAGAAAAAGGGGGTTACACTAAATTCAATCGGATATGCGAGTTCA